TGGTCTGCCGTCAGGTTCAAGCTGTCCGCATAATCATCGTATTTGAGACCGAGCTCCGGCATTTCTTCATTCAGCATCTGAACGAGAGTAAGTATCTCGTTTTTCACAGCAGCGGTTTTTCCTTCGGCTCCGACAAGGGTTTCAAGTCTGGCAGCGAGATTAAGCGCACCCGCTCCCTCGCTGTCAATCTTCGATATGGTTTCTTCATAAGAAGCAATAAGCTCGTTATGAGATTGAATAACAGCTTTCTGAGCCTCCGTTACCTCCTCAGCCGTGCGCTTGTTTTCTTCAAATGCCTGAGTAGCGGCGTCAACTTCATTCTTGAGCTCCTGTGCGCGGTAGCTGTTCTCTCCGAAGGCGTCGGAAACTCTGTTATACTGGGTTTCCAAAGCCTGCAGTTCGTCGTACTGTTCGCGCGACGCAAGCGATAGCGCCTCATATTCGCTTTCAGTCTGGTTGACCGTAGCGGTCAAAGCAACTATAGCGCTCACAGCCGCAACAGCGCCGGACACGGCCCATATCCACGGATTGGCTTTCAAAACAACACTTAATGCAGAAAATACCGTCTTGAACAATGTTGTAGCAGCAGAAAGCCCTGTTAAGGCAGCTCCAAAACCAGCCGCGCCCACTGTGAGCGTAGTCAGGGCCGCAACGACTACCGGATGCTCTTCAACAAAATCCGTCATATCGTTCAGCAGTTCGGCCCCGATTTCCGAGAGCTCTTTGACTGCCGGATTATACTGATCCCCGACCGCGATTTTTAGATTTCCGTATGCGTTTTGAAGAATGGCCAGTTTGCTCGCTGTCGTTGCGTACCGTTTTTCTGCTTCCGTTGCAAGCGCTGTGTTTTCGTTCCACGCGGTATTAGAAGAATCAATTGCGCGTGTAAGCAAATCTCCCGAGTTTGACAGAGACAGAATAGTGCGCTGCATTCTTGTCTCGGTAATGCCGAGATTATTCAAGGTTACAATAGCGCTGGTTCCAAGGCGGCTTGTGTCGCTTAGTCCGGTGACAAACGAGGTAAGCGCTCCCGCCGCGTTTTCGCCCCATGCCACTTTGAACTCTTCGGCGCTCATATTAGCGATACGGGCGAACTCATTGAGGTTTTCACCTGTTGAAACAGCCGTCATCAAATCTGAAATCAATTTGTTGACAGAGGTTGCGCCCATTTCGCTTTCAATACCCAGCGAAGATACAGCGGCAGATAAACCGACCATGTCCGCTTCGCTCATTCCTGCTATGCTGCCAGAAGCGGCGATGCCCTGAGACATTTCGGTTATCTTCTGTTCCGTAGTCGCAAAGCTGTTGCCGAGATTGACGATAGCACTGCCGAGATTGGAATAATATTTCGGGTCCATTCCGGTAATGTTCGCGAACTGAGCAAGCAGCGTCGCGGCATTATCGGCCGTCATGGTCGTGGCGGTGCCCAGCTCGGCCATGATTGTTGTAAAGTCAATCAGATTTTGCTTTTCGATACCGAGCTGACCGGCGGTTTCGCCAATCTGTGTCAGTTCATCTGTGGTTACAGGAATTTCAGTGGCGAGAGCCTTAACTTCGTCCGACATTGACGCAAGCTCTGATTTTGTAAGGTTTGAGGTTTTATCAATACCGGTCATGCCGGATTCAAAATCAATTGAAGCCTCGGCACAGGCTTGCATCGCTTCGGCCGTTTCCTGCAAGAGCTTCACAATACCGGCTGCAGCAAGGACGCTTTGAACGGCGCCCAAAGCGTTAACGGTGTTTTCTCCAAAGACGTTCGCCGCGGTCCCGCTGGCGTTCAGCTTCTGAGCCACTGTTTCCTGCTTTGTTTTAATATCGGCGTACTGTCCGGATAGCTTCGCGCTTTCTTCCGTGAGGTTCCCTGTGTCAACACCGGCTTTCTTAAGCGCTTCGTCCATCTGGGAGAGCTTGCTCTCATACGCTTTGACAGCAGAAGCCGTTTTTTCAATCTGCATCTGCTTTTGCAGAAGCTTGTTCTGCATATCGGCAGAGTATCCTTCGGTTTCTCCGATTTCTTTTTGGATATTGTCGTACTGCTTCTTGAGCAATTCCAGCTTACTGTTGGTATCGGTAATAGCTTTTTGCTGCTTCTGATAGGCGGCAATGTCGCCTTGCCTTTTATTGAGGGATTGCAGCTCCCGCTCCATTTCGGCCACTTTTTTCTGTGCGGAGTTGAAACTGCTGTTATAATTGCCTCCGAGCTGCGCGTTCAGCTTGAACAGCATCTCATATTCGCGGCGGTCCATAATTAACCCCTCCTTCCCTTACCTCTTTTTTCGCTGCTGAATAACGGAGTTAGAACTTTCGACCCACGAAATAAACTCAGGAATGGTAAGATTTAACCAAAATGGCACAGGAGTGTTGTTCTCCTGTGCCATTTTCAAACTGTTCTGTCTTATCCATTCACATGGATTATCTAGCCCAACTCCGTTTTCAGCAAAAAACTTCTGGCCTTTGTAATAATCTGCGAAAAGTCTGCGATAGGCAATTCGGAGAGAATGTCATCACCGATACCGCTGGCCTTTGCACACATGAGCACCAGAAAGTCGCTTGACAAGCTGGGTGTGATTGCATATTTGTTGTTAGCTCTCATCTCATCCTGAATAGAGAGATAGTCTTTGCCTTTGAGCTTTGCAAAATCGAAAGCTGCTTTTTCATAGGTTTTTCCGCCGTACTGAAACGGAGGAGAGAACATATGCGTGTACGAAGGCTTTGCCGTAGCTGACTCAGCTTGTGCCGCCTCAAATTCCTGCTGATTAACAATGTTTTCCATGGCTTCTCCTTTCATGCAATGGCCGCCGCCAAAAGTCTATAACTTCCGGCGGCGGCTCAGTTTACTTTCCAAGGGCTGTGCGCACATCTGCGAGGTAGTCGGTGCCGTTGATCATGCAGATGTAGTTCAGCTGGTCAATCTCAACGACTTTCACACCGTCGATGTATTTTGCAAGGTATGACACGCTGAAGTCGCCTGAGGCCTCCGCGGGCGACGCGGGCGCAAGAGAGCCGAGCCCCATTTTCTTCGGAGTTGCGACAACGACGTATTTTTCCTTCGTGACGGATATTCCCGAACTGTCGTCGCTTTGCTGGGCCGCCCGGATATCGAGCGTGTGCTTACGCGGCTCATAGAGCTTAACGACTTTTTTCGTGATGGACCGGAAGTCGATGGTCATGCCCATAGCCGATACCATTCCGACGATAACCGATTCATATTCTCCGGCGATACCCGCTCCCGTGACTGTGTTTGTCATAAAGCTGATGTCCGGCAGCTTGACCTTTGCCGAGCCGTAGAACTCGACAGCATCCTCATAGATGTTGAAATTGATGGTTGTATCGTTCATTTATTTGACCTCCCTTCAGGACAGCGCCGACGTAACATAAGACGCATCGTATTCAAGTACGAAGTCAATCTCCTGTGCCGCCGTCGTCGGTGTGAGATAAATATGAAATACGACCTTCCCGACTATCAGGTTCTCAATCGGGTTTTCCGCTTCCAGATACTCGATTCTTCCTCCGAAGAGTTTTCCTTCGGTCGTAAGACTTGCCAGCCAGATATTTGCTTCGTTGACCACGCTGTCAACAAGCAGCCGCGTCATGGGCCTGTCGATTTTTGACCAGAACTTTTTGACAAGCTGAGTACCGACATAAGTGAACATCCTGCTGACGTTTATGTCCGCGTCTTTCGATTCCGCAGTGTCCGGATAGCAGGCCGTATGGTTTCCCCACAGTCTGAACCCGTCGAGCAGGTTCAGCGCCGTTACGACACCGGCAGCGTTAAGAATGTTCGCAGACGTGATATCAAGAATGACCTCATTGTAGACTAAGCTCCCGCCGTCTGTCACAATGGCGTCGGCCGCAAGTGCTTTGTTGCTCGGCGCTTCGGACGGGCAGCCGTCGTTTGAGTAGTCAACGTAAGCCGAAAGCCCCGCGAAGTGAGTTGACAGGTGGAAGGTCTTTCCGCCGAACTGCACCATAGGCCAGCAAAGAATCTGGTTTTCGGCTGTGATGCCGTTTGTGGCTTTCCAAGCGGCAACCTCACTGTAGTGGTCCGCACCGGAAGAAGTGCAGTCAACGTCTATAATCGCCTTTGCGGTGAATATACCGTTAATGCCCGATGCCTTAAGCGCCATAGCAGCCGCTACGGTGCTGTTGTGTGAATAGCCCGGTGCAAGAATGAGATCCGGAACTATGCCGAACATGGGAAGCACCTGATTGATGCATTCAAGGCCTGTCGTTGCTTTTGTTTCCGTGTTATAACCGCCGATGATGATGCTTGCGGTCACGTCGGTCACGTCAACAGCGCTGTAAGCAACGTTGATTGATGTTGCCGAATAGATTGTTCCGCCCGAAAGCACCTCAATGATAAGGTATTCGCCGCTGTATGTGAGGCTGTAGTCGGAGTCCTTGACTTTTGCGTCTCCCGTACCTCCGGCAGCCTTTACTACAACTGTGCTGGCAATCGCGCCGATAGGCAGCTTATACTGCTTGTTTGTCAGCGTCTTGTCTGCCGCCGCAACAGCGTTGTTCATAGTCGCGGGGTCAAGCACGTTAAGAAAGACGATTGGCGACATTCCATAGAGCTTGAAGTGCGCATACATTACTTCGCAGAGAGGGTAACTGACCCAGTCGTCACTGTAGCCGAGAGCTGCGATTGCCTCGGCATAGGTATTGCAAAGTACCGGAACATTGACTTTCCCGTTCACAGACTGAACGGGAGCTGCTCCGACAACAAAGGGAATTCCGCTCCCTGTAACGCTCGGAGTCGCAACGGAAGCCGAATATTCAGATACCTTTACGCCGTGATAATACATGTTTTTCCTCCTTATGATTTAATTAAGGCAGCCACCTCTGCATAAATCTTTGCGAGGTAGCTGCCTTTGGTTTTAAGTTTTTCCTTGCTGTCTGCCAGCTCATCCGCCCTGACAATAAGCGCTTTGGCTTTCGGCACCCGCTCAAGCCCTGCGGCAAAGTGTTTGTCGATAAGCTCCTGAGAGCCATATACAAGGCTGTCCTTGATAAGCACTGTCCGCGGAACGGTCGGCCCGATGTAGACGACTGTCAGCGTTTCTTTCATTTCCGCTTCCGACTCAGTCTGGTCCGGGGCGTCCGAGGTCAGTGCCTCTTCGTTTTTGATTTCTTCTTTTGCAAACGGGTTTTCTTCGATTTCACTGGCTTTTTCGGTCTGTTTCTTTGCTGTCAAATTAACTGCACCTCCCTTTCGATGGTTGGCATAGTCCACGATGACGCCAGCTCTCCCATAAAATACGGAGCTGTATCATCGGGATAAAGGATGTATTCAAGCGGAAGCACTAAAGAAAAATATTGGCCTATCACGCGCTTTTTGAGAAGCGCCGTGCGAAGCCGCGTGATGATGTTCAAAGTGTTCGCTGCGCCTTCTTCGGAATCAAGCGAATAGCTGCAAACGATAATGCGTACATTGCAGCTGCTTGATGTCTCTTGTCCGTTCTGCTGGACGTCGGCGCCGTTCAGCACCTGGAGCAGGATATAGGGAACTTTTTTTGCCTGGTCTTCAAGAACCGGAATCCGCTGTTTATAAACAGCAGGCCTTTTGTATTCAATTTCTGCACTTGCAGAAGGCTTTGTTTTCACCCGCAACAGCAGATTTGCAGTTTCGGTTTCACAAAAAACTTTCAACTCATCCAGCAATTCTGTCGGCGTCATACTTACCCTCCATATCCGTTGAGAATTCGGGAAATTTCATGCTCAATCCGCTTATCGAAGGTCGTGCGGACAGTTTCGTCCATCTTGTCAACAACTTCTTCGCTTTCGTTCATCATGTGCGCGGCCGACGGGCCATACTTCTGTTCAATCGGAAATCGCTTGCTGGTCTTTCTTTCAAACACTCCGGTATGATTATATACCTGTGCGAAGAACGCGTTGTCAATTTCAGTCAGCGGGCTTTTCCGCTTTGCCCTGGCCAGCACCTTACCGTCAGGCCCGTGCTTGGTATCGAACTCAATCAGCGGTATAACGTAGCCTTTGAATCCGAACTCCACCTCCGCTTTGCCCTCATTGAAATGATTGACGTATTTTACATGGTTTCTGAAGGTGGACTGTGAGATTGCATAAGTCTCTGAAGCGTATTTTGCCGCCTGTGTCCGCGCGGTATCTCCGGCACGCTTCATTGCGCTTCCGACGGCCCTATAAACACCGTCAGGAACCTTGGCAAGCAAAAGCTTAACTCTGGCAAGGCTGTCGTCTGCAACGTCGTCAATATATAGCGTGCGGTAATCGCTCATTCTTCGTACCTCCGAAGCTCAAGCACAATATGTCCCTGGTCACAGGCGCTTGTCACAACATAGTATTCGTCGTCATCTATCCAGATTGGCTGTTTTTTTTTCGGTATCAGCTGCAAATCCGACTGCGCTGCGTACAGCGTTGTTGTAACGGCAAATATTCCCTCTGCATGGTCAGCGGATGAAATCGGCCTGTCTTTCTGCATGAGGTTATCGATTACGACAGGGATGTTGAATACTTTTTCGCCGTAGGTAATACGACGGAGCTCGGCAAATTCAAGTGTGTTAAGAAACACCTGCTTCATGTCGCGCTCCGTCATTTCCTTAAACCCGCTCATTACGTCGGCTCCTCCGGCGACAGATTGGGAGCGTCCTCTCCGCTGTCCACGTTTCTGCCGGCATTATCAGCATTTTCAGCCTCGGTGAACGCTTCCGCGAGTGCTTTATAGGCTTCCGCCTTTGTCGTACCGAACTTGAACTTCAACCCGATTAAATCTGCCACCGCCTTCATCTCGGCGATTTTGGAATCAGGTGTCAGCTTCTCAAACAGCTTCTTAGGCGATGCGGGCTCGACGCTTGCTTTTTTTTCTGTGGTACCGGCGGCTTTACCGATATCAGCGGAATGTTTTGTGCCGCTGTCCGTTTCGGCTGTGACTTCGACGTACTCGGCAACATGGAGGACATCGACAAGGCGCCGAGCTTTTTCCTCGGTAACTTCAATCGGAGGGTCACCGGCTTTGACGGGAGTAACGTATCCTGATTTGGGGTCTTTGTATCCGTAAGTCCCGTTGATAACACGAACTTTTACCATTGGTTTATCTCCTTTCGTAATAATGACCGGTTACTTGACTACGTTAGCTGCGTAGACCCACGGAGCCTTGTTCTTGGGGACAGCAACGGGACGTGCGCCGAGGCGCAGCTTGCGCGTGCTCTTCTCGCGGTTGCAGATGAACTGGGGAACTCTCTTCATTGCGAAGGTATGGAACTCCTCATCAGGCTCAATCTGCGTGATCTGCCCGTACATCATGTGACCGCAGCCGGGAGCCGAAACCATTGCGCTCTTTGCCGGGAAATAGCGCTGCGTTACACCGGAATCATCAACGTAGGTCTCGCGGACACTGAAAATGTCAAGCTCGAATCCGCCGAAATTAAGACGGCCCATCCACGCGACACCGGGATACATAATCTTCGGTGCGAGCTGGCCGTACTCCATGCGCCTGTTATCAAGCAGCTTTGCGAGTTTCTCGTTGCCCTGAATGAATTTTGCCACGGTGGAGCCGACTACAAGGTCAGCGGCATTAAGACCGCGCTCGGAAAGCATTCCGCACATTTCTTCAACGTCTCCGAAGAAATCACCGGTTGTGTCGTCCCATTCGTCACCGACGGTATAAATGGAAGGGTTGCTGCCGAGCGTGTCGTAGAAATAGATGTCATAGGAGATACCGTCTGTTCCGTTGTCGATGTAAGCGGTCATTGCACAGCCGTTGTTGATTATCGTCTGTGACGCCATCCACTCCTCGCGGCGTGCTATACGCAGGTCGAGATCCGTAAGGTCCTTCATCTGAAGAGCTCTTGCTCTTTCTGCCGGCGTGCTGTTCACATAAAGCGCTTCACCAAAGCCGCGCTTCTGAAGGTCATCGAGTGAGAGTATGCGGGACGGCATGATTTCGGGAGGCTGATATTCCGAGATTTCGTAGCCCTTGCGGGAAACGGGGATGTCACCGGAGCGCGGAACGACGAAGGGCGCGAGGGTGCGGTCTCCGTCCATGAATTCCATAAGGACTTTATCGGCCTTGAACACGTCGGTCTGGGGGTCTGTCGGAAAATAGCGGTCACGGAAAAATGTCATGGGCGGAACTATCTCCTGAACCATTCCGGCCATGTAGTAGGTATCAAATACACTGTAAGGCATATGTTTTCCTCCTTCTTATTCAAAGATTGTGCGAAGATAAAGACCTCTTTCGCGGAGCTTGTCTTTATCGGCTTCGGTCATTGAGTATGCGTCTGCCACGGTAATTGCGCTTTCGTTAAAGCAACCCGCCGTGTAGACGGCCGCAATCACATCGGCGGCTGTTCCAACGGCAGTTTCGTCGCACAAAATGCAGTCGGGTGTCAGCGCTTCCGCATCCTGCGCTGCAACGGCAGCTGTCGTCAGCTCGTAGTATGTCGCAATATCCGCGACAAGCGGAGATGCAACCGCTGTATATACATACGAGCCTTCACTGCCGCTTCTCGTATAGTAGGTTTTTCCTGCGGCGATTGCCACATCAGACGTGATAGTGTAAACCGCCGCCGCCGCTTCGACGGCCTGCTGTGCTGCGGTGCCCAGAATTACGAGCTTGTTGTCAATGTCGGACTTTGCAAGCACGGTTCCTCTGGGATACGTTGCCGCTGTGCTGAGCTTCCTGAGTTTCCCGGATTCCACGATTGCAGCAGGAGCTACACCTGCAATCAGCTTGTCATAGGTCATGGAAGCGAGTTCTTCGTTAAGATGCTTTGCCATATTACTAATCCTCCTTCTTTGTCAGTTTCTTCGCGTCTGCACGCCCTGCCGCCATACGCTGTTCAGGCGTCAGTTCTTTTCCGTCGTCGGGTTCCTGCCCGCTCCCGGCAGGTACGTCCTGAGCATTTGAATCCTGCGTGTCCTGCTTGAGATTGGTCATGAATTGACCTCCCAGAGCCGCCTGTTTCTTCATGGCGCGGAATGCGAGTTCTTCCGCTGTGCAGGTGTTTTCTCCCTTTGCGTCGCCGTATTTTGCCTCAAGGATAAGGTCCTTATCGGCAATGCTCGGTGCGATTTCGTCAATTTTCTTAATCCGGTCGCGCTCGGCATCAGCGGCAGCTTTTACTGCGGGTGCGCTGTCTGTCGCAGTTGCTCTGGCTTCGGCCATTAACTGCTCAGCCAGGTCAGGGTTTTCCGTCTTGAGTTCTTCAAGAGATTTTGCCATTGTTAAACTTCCTCCTTCATTTTTGCCGGGAGCAGCCGGCTTTTTGTTTGTATCCAAATCCGCTTTTGCGGTATTGGTCTGTTTGGGAATATCAAGGTCCAGCGCTTCAATGGTTTTTACATCCAACCCATCGGGCAGAGCATAGCCAAACGGTAAGTTAATTTCGCGCCCGGCAGCATATACCGTGTGCCTGTCCGCACTGGCGACAATGGGCATCATCTCTTCTTCGTCCTCAACGAGCTTGTCGGCATATCCTCTTTCAACAGCTTCGGCGCCTGTCATATAGGTTTCGACCTGCAGAGCTTCTGTGACCTCGCGTTTGCTTTTGCCTGTTTTTTGAACTATAGCATTGATCATGGCTCCGTCACAGCCGTCAAGCAGCCCAATCTGCTTATTTAAGTCCATTGCGTTATAGTAACCCATAACACACATGGAAGCCGTGTGAAGCATCAGCAAGCTGGACGAAAAGACCTCAATTGTATTTGCCGCCTGCATGATGAAAAATGCGGCGCTCATTGAAACACCGTCAACACGAGCTGTTATGTCAGCTTTCATTTCCATAAGCTTGTTGTAGATGACTATAGCTGAAAAGCAGCTGCCGCCCACACTGTTAAGCCTTAAGAATATGTACTTTGCTCCCGAGGCTGCTACGGCTCTAAGGCTTTCGAGAAATTCTGTTTCAACAATGTAGTTCCCCTCTACAGAGTTTCCTTCATCATCTTTGGGCCGTTCTTTAACGACCTCCCCATACATGTCTATTTCGGCGCTGCTATTGTCCGGCGCAATTGCAATCGCGTAGGGCTTGACTATACTCGCGCCCAGAGCACTGAGTTTCATTGTTCTTGTACCTCCTTTTTTAAGCGGTTAACTAAATTGTTTAAGAATTGGCGTTATTCACACCCTCCTATTTTGGGTCTTCGCGACGCCTTACTCATTACCTTCGCTTCCATCATCGTTTCCTTCGTTTGAATTAGCAGGCACTTGCGTATTGCTTCCTCCGGCAGCGAGCAGCTGCTTGTTTTCCAATGCAAGCTGATCTACGTTTGCCGACCAATCCCCGCCGTCAAGCTCTGTCGTAACCTGCTCATGGGTTTTGAATGCGTGTTGAACTGCCAAGATATCCGATTTCACCTCTTTGATGGGGTCAAGGTAGCCCTGCGCGGGTCCAATCCACCGAGCACCGCACCAAGCAGCGCGAATCAGCGGATTGCTGAAAAATCCGGGTGCGCTTATTCGTCCCAGCGCAACGGCTTCTGCAAGCCATGTCTCATATACAGGCTGACAAAAATCGTCCACAAACCATTTACGGCGCATCTTGAACGCGTCCCACGCTTCAAGCAGCGCCGCGCGTGAAGCGGAGTATGATTTTCCGAACGATTTCAGCAATATGTCCGCTGGTATTTCCAGCGCGGCGCCGACCAGCGTACACAAGGTTTTAACAAATCCGTCAAAGCCTGTAGACGGAGACGTAGGATTGCCAAATTTAACATCCTCGCCTTCTGCAACAACATTGACCTCACCAGGTCCCATGCTGTATTCATTACGCGCTTTCGGAACGGCGGCCTCATCAGTCTCGTTCGGCTCTTGCGTTTCATTAAACGGCATTTCTGATGTATCGCCCTTTGTAATAATCCACGCCGTAAAGAAGCTCTGTATAAGCGCCGCCATAAGCTCGCTCTCGGTGTAGCGTCGCAGCTGCAGCAGAGGCTCAATAACCTGAGCCAGATAAGTAACACCCCGATATTGGTCGGGGCGTTCGGAGCTCATTATGTGCAAGATATTCGGCATTCCTGTTTTTTTGCCGTAGGCTTCAACACGCGTCCATTCAGACAGCTCGCCGGTTATCTGGTAAGGATAGTTGCTGCAAATGTGATATGCGACAATCGCGCCGTTGGCGTTGACCTCCACACCGTCATATATTTTGTTTCCCGCTTCGGTTTTTCCTTCCGTCAGTGTTGGATATCCGAGTGCGCGCGATATATTCGGCGTTGCGATACGGTCTGCTTCAATCAGATGCAGCCTCAATGAATAGGGAGCCATCGGCGTTTCGTCATAGCGCTTGAACAGCGCGAAGCAATCTCCCGACATAAGCCATGATTGCAGTGCCAGCTGCTGAATTGAGGCGAAGTTATTAACGCCTGTCGCATCGCAGTTTTGCTTCTTCTCTGCCCACATCGCAAACTCTGCTTCGGTTTTTTTCTGCCAGTCTCTCGCCTGTTCCGGCGTAAGCCCCAGAAATTCGCTCTTGATTCTGCTTTGCAGCTGCAGACCGACGCCGACGACCTTTGTCCTGTTTGTTTTAATCGCTGAGGTTGCGACCGGCGATGCCATGTACAGCATCCTGCCGCGCTGTCTAAGCGTATAATTATTCCAGTCGATATCTTCGCGCGCGCTCCCGCTCTGTGCCACAAAGCCTTTCAGTGCTTTTTTCGTCAGACTTGCACCTGCGTCGCTGTAGCCTTTAGCGTTTGGCACGCTGTTTGAACTAATTGTCTTCGGGACGACTCTCTGCCCCATAGCTACACCTCCAAATATAAAACATCGTTACCGGCGGCGAAAGGAGACAAACTCCGCCGATAACGATGCTGCGATAAAAGCCCTTTCGGGCTGATACCCGTTTTTATCACCAGTCTCGCGGCACAATGCCGTAAGCCCGGCGAGATTTACCTCCGGCAATCTGAACTTCCAGCAAATCGATTTCTTTTTCAAGACCGGCTATCGTTTCGTTCAGCGCAGGAAGGTCGAGATGTGTCAGTTCTTTTCCGCCGATTGTATAGCTCTTGGCGTTTCCGTTGAGCAGCGCAAGGTATGCGGATCTCGCTGCTGCCAGTGCTGATTTTTTGAAATCTAAGCGGTCCTGCAATACGGCTGTGCTTGCCATAGTTTCCTCCTCTACCAGTCATCAAAATGTTGGTCGATTGTTTTTTTAGGCGTCCTTTGCGGCGGTGCTTGTTTTTGCGGCGGCGTTGGAGAACTCTGAATTTTCGTAAGCGGCGCCGTTCCCGCTCTGATATTGACTGACGCTTCTTTCAAGCGCTTGTCCAGCGCGTCGAAATCCGGATTGATTGCTTTACAGGCCGCTGTCGCGTAGTTTCGGCAGTCAAGCGCCTCGTTTCTTTCGTGCCCCGGTATTTTCTCCCACACCCAATGACTCTTCCCTTTTTCCTTGTAAACCAGGCGTTCAGACAAAAGCCCGGCAAAATACTTGGATTCATAATTTCGGTCAGGGTTGTTCGGATAATGGCAAAAGCGCTTTCCGGGTTCTTTTACCGAAAGGGAGTCCATTATCAGCTGTTTTCCGCTGTCGACGCCAATATTGTACAGCCAGCATTCCCCGATGTATTTTCCTCGGATTATGATTTTTGTTTTTGTAGGCGGCGAGGTATATGGACAGCCTTCACCGCCGCGGCCTTTAATTGCAAAAACTCTCTTTCCGATTCTCGCTTTACAGGCCTGATAGACTTCCTGCGTATAGTGACCTCCGGAGTCGACGAAGGTCATTGATATCTTGAGCTTTACGCCGTTTGCGTATGTGTACTGATGGTCAATAACATCATCGAGCTGTTTCCAGACCTCGGCTTCGTTTGGCCGTCCCATGATTATGCCCTTCTGTATTCCCCAGGTTTCCCCGAAGTGGCCGAAACCGACAACCTCATATTCCAGACGGTCATCCTGTGTGTCAACACCGCAGGTCAGGCACAGAACGCCATCCGGAAGTTCAGCATTATAATTTTCACGGCGCTGCATGAAATAATCTTCGCTGTCGAGATCGCCTCTGTCTTCCCAAAGCTCTCCGAATTTTGTGTTGTAAACGACCTGCAGCTTCTGAGGGTCGTTATCAGCTTCAAGATATGCGAGTATTATTGATTCCCACGGCGCCCAGGGCGATGAAAAAGCATTGAGCCAAAACGACCTGACGCCGTTTTTATATGCTGCCGGGTTTTCCGCAATCCATTTGGACGGCTGCTTTTTCATTTCCTTTTCGGTGTGATAGCAGGCACAGGAGGGGCAGAACCAGCCTACTGACTTTACCGTAAAATGCTTTTTGTTTTTTATAATATCAACATCATATTCAAAACGAATGTTGTCAAACACGATGTCATGCCATTGGCCGCACTCCGGGCACTGTACACACCAGCGTTCCCGAGTTCCGGCATTAAAGGCTTTTTCGATTTTGCTCGCGTTTTTCTTCGTCGGCGTTGATACGCGAATCGCTTTTTTATTATAAAACGTTGTTGTTCGAGCCATAGCCAGCCCCCATGGATCTCCTTCTGTTCCGGCTGATTCGGCCCAACGGTCAATCTCATCTCCGATTACGACGCGAACAGGCGTTGAAGCAAGCGCCGAAGCGCTGTTGGAACCGCACATGGTCAGCATGCCGCCGGGAAAACTCTTTTGCAAAATCGTATTGTTACTGTCCCGACTTTTTACCTCCGAGACCTTTACACGTAAAGATTTGCTGTCGCGGACCATGGGCGCAACGCGTATCTTTGAAAACTTCTTTGCATCCTCGATTGTCGGATGAATATACAGGATACCGCAAGGGTCTTGGTCTATCATGTATCCGATGAAATTGAGCTCAAGCTCTGATTTACCGACCTGAGAGGCGGCAACCATAACAATCTCATGTACCTTTGGATCGGTGAGGGCGTCCATTGGCTCTCTGAGATAGGGAGTTCGATAAGTTCTCCACGGTCCCGGCTCGGCGGAGCTCTCGGATGAAAGGCGCCGTTTTTTATCTGCCCATTGAGAAACGGTCAGCTCCTCAGGCGGCTTAAACCCGCTTATCGCGCTTGCGATAGCAGCGTTTAGGTTCTCAGCGTCAGTCCGTTTCTTCATTCTTTTCAGCCCAATTCTGCCGCTCCCTCACCTTTTTAGCGTATTCTTCCGGATTGTATTTGTAATTTGAAAGCTCTTTAAGCGCTTCGTTTACTTCCTTACGGATAATAACGGCGGCCTCTTCTGCCGTTTCAACCGAAGCGACGTCCACGGCAAGGCGCCCGGGTAAGGCGATTAGGACGCTTCGAACCGCGTAAACGAGGTCCGTTGTCATCGCTTCAACATCCTGGCTGCGGTGCATCTGTCCCTGCAGCTCCAGCATCTCAAGCTCGGCTATTGAGGCTTTGGCGTTTTTCAGCTTAACCTCGGCGTCGAGCTTGGCCTGTTCGAGGTCCGCTACAGCTGTGTGTTTTTCGCGTCCATTGGCTTTATCGGAAAGGTATTTGATATATGCCTGAATTGTCGGAAGCAGGTCATATTTTGTCGGTTTTCCCTGACCCTTGATAATGCCCTCAGTCTTGAGCTGCTCCACGCGGCGAGTCGTTACTCCGAATAATTTTGCAATAACCTGCGTTGATTGCAGATTAGGCGGAACTTCAGGCATCGTGCTCACCTCCGATTTTTAATCAAGAATACCGGTAGCCGCAACATTGATGCATTTGCTGCCACGCTCTAAAGTCACGTCGCGCTTACAGGTTACTTGCATGTATCGCTTAACAATAACATCGCAGAATCGCGGGTCGAGTTCGATTATTCGCGCTTTTCTTCCGGTGCCCTCGCAGGCAATGAGCGCCGAGCCGGAACCGCCGAACGGGTCGAGCACAAGCCATCCCGCCCGGCTGCTGTTCTCGACGAGCTTTGCTATCAGAGCCGTAGGTTTCATGGTGGGATGCTCAGCGCTTTTCAGAGGCTTATCGTAGTTAAGGACGCTGCTCTCCAGCTCTTCGATAGCATCGTAAACCCGCTCAATTACTTCTAAGAGTTCTTCGTGCGTCATGCTGTCAAAGTCAGGGCGTCCGCTTTCATCGATTACTGTTGACAGATTTCTTTGTTCAACAAAATAATGCGCAGCGCCGGATTTCCATCCATACAGAATAGGCTCATGCCGCCATTGATAATCTTGTCGTCCGAGAACGAAGGAGTTCTTTACCCATATCAGGCACTGCTTGAGCAGAAAGCCTGCGTTAACGAATTCCTCGCGGAACGCAACGCCCTCTCCGTCTGCGTGGAATATGTAAGCGGCAGCGCCCTCTTTCGTGACCGCTGCCGCTGAAGCATACATATCGTGGAGAAACGCCCGAAACGCCGAGCTCTCCATTTTATCGTTCATTATTTTCCCTGCTGCGCCCTCGTAATCCACATTGTACGGAGGGTCCGTAACAATGAGCTGTGCCTGAGCGCCCTGCATCAGCTTTTTGTATGTCTCAGGCTTCGTGCTGTCGCCGCATATCAAACGGTGCTCACCGAGAATCCATATGTCACCCGGCTTTGTTATGTACGTTTCTGTTATCTCCGGGATATTCTTGTCGGCTTCATCAAAATTGATGGTTTTCTCGACAAGGCATTGCATAATATCAGCTCTCACGTCGGCGTCATAACCCGTCAAGTCCAAATCAAGCTCTGACAAATCCAACTCGCTGAATATCTCTGCAAGCATTTCCGAATCCATTTCGGCCAGCTCAGCAAGACGATTATCTGCAACGAGATCTGCAAGTTCTTCCGCTTCGTTTTTATAATCCTGATAATCTACAGGGACCTGCTTGCATCCGGCGAGTTTAGCTGCCATAAGACGGCCGTGTCCGCGAACCACAAAACCGGATAAAGTCGAAACGGTTACAGGAGCCCTCCAGCCTTGTTCTTGAATTATGTGTGCCAGCAAAGTTATCTGTTCCAGAGGATGCTGGTTTGGATTCTTGGGGTTCGGTTTCAAATCATCTATTTCTACGAGCTTGTCATAAGCACAGAATACCGGTATTTCGGTATCACTTGCCTTAACGCTTATATTTTCAGCCAAAAAACAGTCCTTCTCTCTCTTTTATGCAACGAAATGGGTAAATTTTTGATTTTCATAACTAGATTTATTCTGGGGTCGTCGAGCCCGCATGATTTTCAGAGGGGGGTCACAGTACCTTTTTTTGTACTTGGCATGATTTTTCGTTAATGCTATATCATCTTTGGACTTTCAAAAGCACTTTCGTACACACTTACGGCTGTATCCAATGGAGATACTGCGTGTCGGGAGAAGATACAGCAGATAACGTACTCCCCTATTACTATGCGGTGTTTGCATGAAGCAAAAGACCGCCCCTAAAATCAAGAGCGGTCTAGTTTATGTGTGGTTTTACATCTTGAATTATAAATTATTTTTGCTGTCGTGTAAATGGCGACTTTTTGACATGTCTAATCCCGGTCTATCCATTCACTACCGAAAAGGCACGCACTTACTCTTTCACACGCAGCGTCAATGTCTCTATATATCGTGCGTATGTCGATGTTTTCTCTCTCAGCAATGTCGCCTGCTGGCGTTGGTTCTTCTGACAAATACATGGATTGCAGTACACGATACCGGCGCTGATCGTCTGGCTTCTTTGCTAGCATGCAATATGAATCCAATGCAGCATCTATCTGCTTCAGCATTATGTATGACATCACCTTCGAGTGGATAATTGACTGTACACTAACGCCATCTTTACCTTCCATGAGGTTCTTAAAGAAGTCGTAGTCCTCCGCTCCCAAGTCTTTTAGGGAGGCAATCGCTGTATCGGCATGAGTTTTAATCTCCATATAGTTTTTTAATAGCCGCTTCGTATTTCTTAAGCGTCGGTCTGTGCGTTGCTTTGAATCCTTCTGTTCTTCCTTCTTGTATGCCTCGGCGCCCACCTCAGCCGCAAGCTTAACAATTTCTGATTTTGTCATTTCTCCTTTACTCATGACTTTACCTCCTTAAGCATGTTGGACGCACGCCCGTTCCATAGGCTTAAAGCAGCCTTGCGAAGTTCGTGCCTGGCTGTGCTTTTCGGTAGTTCTGGACCGTGAGCGTGGCATTGCAAGCACTCAACATATACCATAGGCACGCATATGCTTGCATCGTCTATGATTGTTGCCTGACCCCCGCAGAACGGGCAGGGCAATGCGGCTGTTGTTTCTTCTTTAGTCATCGGCTCTCCTTTCGTCTTAACAATAAGCGTGTAGTCAGCAAGCATATCTCACATCTCCTTTTTGTTTTTTGCTGCAATTTTTATTCCTCGTAGCGCTCACCCCCATTGCCATTTCCATAAGGGCCGCTATCGTTCTTGTCTTTTTCTCTATCTCTGTCTGCCAGCGCTTTCGGAGGCAGTATGTAACGGATGTACTGCGGCATTCCAGGCTTAAATTCGCCTCTGTAAAGCAGCGCACAGTGTTTCGGCACCCGGAGCTCCGCTCCTCCGAGCGCAGCCTTATCTTTCGGGACCGGGCGAACAAGGTTTCTTGAAGCCTTATATTTCTTTTCGTCCTTAACGTACCTAACCTGCTTAATCAGGTAATTTGCCAAAGCCAAATGATCTGGTTCGTCCCAGACATATTCAGAATCGACGGTATTGGCGTTATTCCATTTGCTTAGGCAGATTTCGAGCATATTTTTCGATATAACGACATGATGATGGACCCGGACGGTTTCTCCGGTTTTCCCGTCCATATCGCTGGTTACGGAGTAGTATTTGAAAACAGTTCCTTTCGGAGCAGCGTTCTTACATCTACGGAAATAATTTTCCAGTTCTTTGTCAGCTGATTTCCTAATGAGAATTGAAAACTCTTCTTCCGAGAGTATGCTTATATCAATACCCCAGCTTTCTATTCTTTTCAGAAGGCGGTTATAAGCTTCTTCCGAATAGTCAAGTCCGAACAGAGAATCTTCGGATGTAAAATTAGCATTAAGGAGTCTGGCAGACTCTTTTATCGTAGAGGCTTCATTCTGCTGAATCTTCTTAATATCCGATTTTACTTTACGTTCAGACTTTGTCGGTTTCTCTCCCTCGAGGTAATATTTGATTTTCTCCCCAATGTTGCCAGATATGTAAGTGCGAATTACCCAGTATCCCTCTTTCATAACACACCTCTTTATCTTATGGTCGTAAACTTAGGCTTTAACCAAGCCCCCAAACGCGCGCGCGTTATATATATAATGTATAAGGTTTTTGTCAAAGGCTCGAAGCGCGCCCCGTGCCTCCACAGGGCGCAGTTCCAACGGTTGACATAACTATTGTGTTTTACTCTGGCTTTCCGCATCGCTCGAATTCATAAACCCATACCCACGGATTGAAGCAAAAGCGATATGGAGACAGGGGCCCGCTCTGCTTTTCTTTAAGGGTGCTGTTCCAAAGCTGCTCAAAGCAGGCTATATGCCAATTTGCTATGCTGATATCAACATCAGCATCACCGGAAGGCGGCAACTTTTCTATGTACTTGTCACCGTCTTTTGTGCCTTCGGCTATTACATCAGCTTCGGTGATGTCCTGCAGCCGCTCAACTCTCACTCCGGTCACGCGGAGGAATATTCGGGCAGCTTCTTTCGGCATATGAATTGAGGGACGCCATGTAAAGTTTTCCTGTCGGAATCCGTCTCCATCGGTCATAGTAATTTTGGGTGTGCCGTCAGCCGCATAGTAGTACTGTCCTTTGTCCCATTCGACATGAGACTCATCTTTACTCCACGGCGCGAGATATTGCCACGTTTCCCGGACATAGAGAATGTCGCCGACATCATATTTAGGGTACATGATATTCCGGCTTGTGTCGTCAACTGAGATTTCACGGCCCAGATAGCAAGGCACAGAAGCACCATACTCAGAGTTCCGGCAGTCGTTTACAGCGTTCCATGTTCCTCTTGCGTCTTCTCCAACAACTCGTCGCGTCACCGTCTTTCGTCCGTTCAGTATCGCCCTCACCATTTCGGTGTTAAAGAATATCGGTTTCATTGCGTTTTCCTCCTAGCACAAATCGGCATCAATCAACACAACATGAGGCAGCCCATTCAATTCTTTTTCATAATCATCAAAGTTGTCCGGACAATTAGCATCATCGGGAGTTGACTTCATAAACGCTTCACGCGCAGATTCAATCGATATTTCGTCTGGCATCTCTCCGATACAGTCATCGTTAAATGTTGAAATCTCTGATACATAAACCCCAATTGCTTCATATTCCGAATTTGCAGCTATTAGCGCATAATATGGAAACTTTCCACTAAAATTGAAATACTTCATATTAGAACCACCTTTTTTCGTCGGCCCTGGTGTTACCGCCTCTGCTCCGGCTTTTATTTCGTTAGCATTCATGAATATCTCCTTTACGATTTGAATATAATAGTTTAGGCCTAATATCTTTAGAGAGGAGGAAGGCTTTTATGGTGCTAATTGTTATCGTCGTCATAGTAGTTTTTATAACAACAATTATCATTACCCGCCCCCGCATAGTAATAATGAAAGTTTAATTTTTTACCTTGGATTTCGGACGGAATGTCCGATTCCAAGTCAGGGATATACTAAGATAATAAATTATAACTAAAGTGTGACATCGCCTTTGAAGGCGTTTTTTTATGCCCTTTTTCGACTAATACAACTCCGGTTTGCTGCTATAGCAGAGATACGTCCATCCTAGCTGTCTGTCATAAAGAGCTGTATGCGTCCCGCTCCCTTGAGTGAAATTTGCCTGGAACACTACCGAAGGGTCATTGAGTATCCGCTCGCCCTCAAGAAGCCGTTTCGCAATGTCAACACATCGGGCATCTGGGCGGAGCTTTTGGAAGTAGCCACTGCTCATGTTGTAATACTGACCATCTTGATAAATAACTTCTGAGATGGTGTTTGGGAATTCGGGGCTTGCCACTCGGTTGAGTACAACCTCTCCAACACACATTTTCCATTCGTCCGACAACCAGTAGCTGCCGGCTTCGGCGTAGATAATCTTGGAGAGTAAGTATAGGTCGTCCCATGAGACCTTCGCGTATGTAAGGCCCTGAGCGTCTATTTTGGCATTTCTCAGCTCCTCGGCCTGATGTCCGCAGTCCGCGTCACCGACAATGGCCGTCGCAATCATCACAGCCATGTAATCGGGCTCGGGCTCGACAGCGGACGCTTTGAGCGACAAAAGCATTATTATTAAAATAAGCAGGACAAACGAAACTAGGGCAACTAGGATGCCGTTGACACCGTTGTTTTTATTCATGCCTGAATGTCTCCTTTTTCAGAATGTTAATTGCTGCAATCGCATACTGTATCTCGCACGATTTGCAAGCGTTCGAGTCGGCTTTCGCTCGGGGGCAGCATTTACAATTGTGGTCTTTCAACTTTTCTATGGCTTCGGTTGGCGTCATTTTGCTTCCTCCAGTTCTGAAAAGCTGAACGACTCTCTGACCGTGCCTCCCGCTAACTTGAACTCAGCGTCAAAGAAGCGCTTTTCAGGATGTATATAAACCACTTTGCCCTTGAGCTCCGCTTTTGGATTTCGTCCGCTGTTGCTGTCGTTATCGGTGTTGTAAAACGTCTTTGGCTTTAGCTTCAGCTCGTCGCCGATATGTATTTCGTTCAATTCAGCGCCTCCTTGTCAAAAAAGGAATAGGGTTTTCCTGTGTATTGGCAGTACGGAAGCTCAATCATAGCGCCGGGGCTGTCTCTGTAATCTGGAAGAAATCTAACCGCATCGGAGTCGTCAATCAAATCAAAGCTGATTCTCATATAAGCCTTTGGCGTTAAACCCTCATGGTTGTTTGCCGGATTGATAGGGATATTTCCTTCTGCCCTGATTATCTCGGCGGCTTTTGCGAATTTTTCTTTATAGTTCGGGTCGCCGGTGATTTTACCAGCTATGTATATTTTCATTGGAGTTCTCCTAAATCTTGATGTCGTACTCACGGTTGAGCACGCTTTTCAGGTCTGACATACTGACGTAGCCCTGCGCGATGCTATCAGACAGCTCGTTTACTTCGTCCCAAAACACGCGCAGTTCATCTTTTGTGGCATCATGCTTATCGAACAGGACCGTAAAGAAGATTGCCATTGCGTAGTCTATCGCTTCGGTGTGTGCTGCTTTCTTGGCATGTTCGACATCGGCCATTGTCGCTGGGCGGCGGCGAGGGTTAGTTTTACTCATATCTCCACCGCCTAACATATCAATTCATCGTATTGTAGTGCTTCGACCAAATCCGACCTCGGCGTAAGCCTATCAAACGAGCAGGGGCTAGTGTCCAGCAACCATTCATGCGAGCAATAATTTAGTTTGCTGTTATCGCTTATGGCGCAAGCGTAGGTCTCCATTTCCCGCGCCATTCCGTACCGCATCAGAGCGTTCCACCTGTCAGGGTAATTCTTCCGAAGGATTTCGATGTTATTCCCCTCGAAAGCTAAACCCGTCCCGCAGCACCAGCAGCCGTTGCGAGAGAAGAGCTTATTGCCGTCTTTGTCAGTCAGATCGTAGAGGGGAGCATACGGACAGTTACGAGAGTGGATATATTCCCAGACATCCTCATCCGTCCAGATTGACAGCGGCTGTGAATAGAGATATCCATCGGATTTATATAAAAACCCATTATCAAGAAATGTGAACGTCCGGCGGCGGGACTCACTCGCCATAAGGCCGCGAAACAGCGTGTCGCACCCGAGCTCGCGCTGGAGCTTCTCGGAGGGCTGCTCTTTAATGAAGTTGCAGCAGGAATGTGAGATTCTGAGGTCTGGGTATTTCTCAAGCATTTCGTAATAATCTTTGTTGCCGTCCGACTTTTCGGTGCTGTATTTTAGAAATACATTGATGTTGATACGCGGAGCGTCGAGCTTGGTTGCGTCTTTGCCGAGTATCGGAAATCCGTACTGCTCGGCGATAAACCAGAAGCTGACCAGCGTTCCGGCTTCCCAAACGAGCTTGCGGCGGCGGAAATCGTCCCACATTTCGGGCGTGACCGCGTCGTTGAGCTTGTCCGTGGAAAGCAGTCGTCCATTTTTCTTGAGATATTTACTGACTTCTCCGCGCTCCTCTATCAGCGCCCAGACTTCCTTTTGAGCTTCATACTTAAGGCGAGGTACCTTTATGCGGTCGAGCTTGGTTTCGTAGAAGTTGTCGCCGCCCCACTCTTTACCGAGCTTTCGGGCAAAACAGAGGCTTTCAGTGTACTCAACGCCTGTGTTACCAAATATAACAATCATGTTCGCGGCTTCTTCGGGGCAAGTCTGACGGATAAGGTCCCAGAGCGCGGTGCTGTCCTTGCCGCCCGAGAATGCAAGGGCGACCTTTTTACCTTGGGCGAAGGTCTGACGAATTATGTGCTTTGCGACGTTAATTTTGTATTCCAATGGGAGCGCCTGCATCTTCTGCATCTGTGCGTAGGTATAATAGCTCTTTTTCTTATCTGGTTTGTCTCCGCTATCAGCAAGGATGTCGTCAAACAGATCTGTTTGTTCGTTCATACCGCAACCTCCCGCTCAAGCTCTGCGTCGTAATGCTGCATATTCCTCGCCGTGCTCTAATGCATACACTCGACTTGCAAACAGGTCTTTGGTTACGCGGTAAAGGTCCTCATACGGAGGGATTTCAAGTTCAACTCCACGATTTGCGTCAGATTCCGAAACTGCTTTATTAAGAGCAGTTTTATACTCTTTGTCGCGCGCGGCTTTTGTTTTGTACGTTCTCAAGAAGTGGTAACACGTAAAGCCTTTTTCATAGAGCTGAGTTTCTCCAACTTTGGCAACTATCGCGGTCAGCTTGTATTTATCGAAATCCCTCAGATACCCAAAACTGCGCACGTCGTGAGCAATAACCTCGTTTGGTGTAATTTTAGATATAAGCGGTACAATCGCTGCAGCTGCGTTTTCGGCCTTTTCCTTGCAATCAAACACGGTTTTCCCGATGCTGTAGTCCCAAACCGTTGTATGCGTACCGCCAGCATAATCAATCGAATACCCAAAATACGGATTTTCTTCGCCCTGCCCGCATATCCACGAATATCCGACCGTCCCTTCCAGAACGACATCAAGACTAACAATGAATATGTCCTGTCCTTTTTTGAATGCTGGAATTGCTTCATATCTACGGGCTTCGTTAATGATGTCAAATAAACTGATTTGAAAATCACTTGCTTTCATACCGCAACCTCCCGCTCCAATTCTGCCATTGTAGTAATTTGCTTTTTGCACCATTCTGGCAGATTTGCCCGGACAAGCGCCGTTGCAAACGGAGGCGGTACCGCGTTTCCGCATCTTGCGACCTGCTTCGTCTTGCCGTACTCGTTGCCGAGGTAGTCGCGCTCGATTATGTAGTCAGCAGGGAAGCCCGTCGCGGCATAAAGCTCTTTCGGCGTCAGCATCCGCAGTCCGATGTCGGCTATGAAATAGGCTGTTCCGGAAATCCAGATAAGCAGCACTTCATCATCGGCGAGAGCATAATCGCAATATTTGTTGAGCAGCTCTCTGATTTGCGGCCAGAATTTGAGATTGACTTCGGCGGCATATTTTTCAACCGTCATATATACAGCGCCGAACTGGCCGCCGCCTGCTGTAGTCGTTCTTAGAGGCTCGCCGCAGGGCTGTCCTTTGTCCTTCCCCCTGTATTCTGTGATATGCGAGAGGGCAAGAGGGTTATTGGTGGCAGCCGGCTCCGCTCCCATCGGGTCCTAGGCATCGGCGC